GAAACAATAAATGGAAACGGTTCTCCGGAATTGAGCAAAATGGGGTTAGCCAGGGTAGCACAATGGACCTTGTAATGCACATAAATGGTGTTGATTTCCAGGAGGCCGCACAACAACTTTCCCGCCAGTTCTTATGAGATACGTTCTATTCGATACAGAAACCACTGGCAAAGAACTAGGCTCATCACGAGTTATCCAGCTCGCATACAAAGTATATGAGGGTGGAAAACCAAAAGAGTTTAATGGAATGTTCAAGCCACCTATCCCTATAGAGATTGGCGCGATGGCGGTGCACCACACGACAAACGAAGACGTTGAAGGAAAGCCGGAGTTTTCCACAATCCTTCCAGAGCTAGAAGAGTTGTTTGACGATGAGACTGTAGCCATAGCGCATAACGCGTCATTCGATATTAAGATGATGAATAACGAAGGTGTGTATATCCCAAGACATGTATGCACGTACAAGGTCGCGTACAAGCTGCTCCCGGAGCAAGACGCCAATGAGGGGCACAGCCTACAAATACTTCGTTACGCACTGGACTTGTATAAGAAGGAACCAAAAAATCTCCAGGCACATGACGCTATGGGGGATGTGATCGTACTGGACCACTTGTTTGATTACCTATGCAAGAGAGTGATGAACGCTATGAATTGCGACACATTTGCAGCTATTGAAGTCATGGAGAAGATCAGCGCTCAACCAATCCTTTACCGTTCCTGGCGCTTCGGTAAGCATAAAGGTCAGCCCATCGCGGGCACTGACCGTGGTTATATGCAATGGGTCCTCGACAACTTCTCCAAAAAGGAGAACCCAGACGAGAACCTTCTTTATACAATGCGCCATTACCTTTTTAAATAGTATGATCGACGAGACCATCATCACCGCGCATCACAACGCTTTGACCCCAGAGCTGCGTGAGTACTTAAATCAGCGACACATCGCTGACGACATTATTGATACATTAAAGATTGGCTTTGCCAAGCTTAATGGCTTCTACTGGCTCACCTTCCCTATTCTGGACGAGGATGGAAAGTGCGTCTTTTTGAAGTTAAAGCGTCCTCCCGAAGCTCCAGACGATCAAGCAAAGGGAATGACTTACCCCTCTGGAGCGGAGGCAACTCTATATCCACTTCCTTACCTAACGGAGCAACCAGATGGATTTGTATTGGCCGAGGGCGAACCGGACGTCTGCGCATTGATGTCACATGGTATCACAGCACTATGTTCTACGCACGGGTGCGGGACCTGGAACGAAGAATGGTGTGAGTGGTTCCCGCACGATGCGAAGATCATCCTAGCCTACGATATGGACGATGCGGGCAAGGCTGGCCAAGAAAAGGTCATAGCAATGTTTAAAGACAAGCGACCAGACATCCATATTGGAATACTGGACTGGCACAAGTGCTTTGCTAAATGGGGTAACGATGTAACCGACTGGTTCATGCACCCCATGTTATGGCACGACGAAAATGGAAAATGTCCTAAATGCGATTCCTCCTCTACAGATGACGAAAGCTAAAATCGAGCACGTTCGGCGTGACTCCGAAGGTAATGTGGTCGAAATCCACATCCGTGAAACTGTCTCGCGTGAGACTGTAGCAAAAGAATTCCCAGAACTACTTCCCCTCTTAAAGCCACATGGTTAATCACGCGTCTCTATTCAGTGGCATAGGGGGATTCGATCTAGCAGCCAGTTGGATGGGATGGGAAAACGTATTCCAATCAGAAATTGACCCTTTTTGCAACCAAGTTTTAGAGCACCATTTCCCTACCACCACTAGATATGAAGACATCCGCAACATCGACGGCACAGAATGGAGAGGACAAATCGACATCCTCACAGGGGGGTTCCCCTGCCAACCTTTCTCCGCAGCAGGTAAAAGAAGAGGCACAGATGACAACCGCTTCCTCTGGCCGGAAATGCTACGAATTATTTGCGAAGTCCGACCAACATGGATTGTCGCTGAAAATGTGCGTGGTATCACTTCTATTGAACAGGGAATGGTATTCGAGCGCGTGTGCTCTGAATTGGAAGAAAATGAATACGAAGTCCAACCGTTTTGTATTCCAGCTTGCAGCGTCCAAGCCCCACATAAGCGGGAAAGAATCTGGTTTATTGCCCACTACACAGGCAAGAGATTGGAAGGGGCAACAGGGGAGAGCTTACAAAGGGGAATGTTACGACCTCCCAGGGAGGCTTCGCCAGATGATACCAACGCCATCGGCACGAGACTGGAAGGGGGGAGCAAAGATGGGGAGAGACACGGTAGACAGTCTTGTGGAGATGGGAGCGACGAAGGGGCAAGATGGAGTGAAAACTGGCTTGAAGCTGCTACCCGGCTTTGCCGCGTGGATGATGGGCTACCCAGAGAACTACACGGAATTACCGTTCCTCGATGGAGAAAAGAATCTATCAAAGCCTACGGAAACTCAATCGTCCCCCAAGTCGCATACCAAATTTTCCAATCTATTCCCGCACTAAACAATGGATGAGCAAGGCGATAAATTTATGAGCATGGTAAGCTGGCTACCATATAACCCCGTAATCGGGAGCAGGGACATCCCTACGCTCACGAAAGCTGAATCAGAAATGGGGATAAATGAGTGGCGCGCATCCATAAAAGAGCAATTCCCAGAGCTGATGATGGCAGCAGAAATCTGTATGAGCGTGCTGGGGCAGCTACTTATTCACGATGTACGCAACTGTACAGCGCTTATTCTCATAGATGCACCGTCTTCCGGAAAAACGATATGCCTCAATTTCTTTAATGAAATGGAGACGCTTACGTACTCTACGGACAACTTCACACCGGCGGCGTTCGTATCCTGTATCGCGGGTAAGACCCAAAAGCAATTAGAGAAAATCGACCTCTTACCACGCGTAAAAGGGAAGATGATGATTGTTAGGGAAATGTCCTCTATAATGGGAGAGAACGAAGATAGGCTTCGAGAACGGCTGGGTCTTTTGACACGCGTATTAGACGGAGAAGGTCTTGAACTCGATACGGGGGTACACGGAAAACGTGGATACAAGGGTGATTATGTATTTCATTTTTTAGGCGCCTCAACCCCATTTCCACTTCGGGTGTGGAAGGTAGCAGGAGGATTTGGACACCGGATGTTCTTTCTGAATCTAAACACTGCGCAGGTGGGGGAGGATGAACTTCTGGCACAATTACAGGGGAGTTCCTTTAAGGTTAAAGAAACATTGTGTAGGGACGCAACCCAAACATTTGTGCGTAACCTATGGGAAAAGAACCCCCAGGGTGTTGAGTGGGAACAGAGCAAAGATGATGTGGAAGCGCTAAAGTTGATAAGTAAACTTGCCTTGTTTAGTAGACAATTCCGTGGTGAAATCATAACCTTTAAGGAGTGGAGCGAGGACGCAGGAGGCAAAGCATTCACGCATGTACAGCCTACAATCGAGGCACCACGCAGAATCGCTCAAACCATGTATAACCTCTGTAGAGGGCATGCAGTCATCTGTGGACGTACTCACATCAACCAAGACGATCTTATAGCTGCCGTACCTGTAGTGCTCTCATCAGCACCAAACCCCAGACCTAAAATTATGATTGAGCTTATCAAAAACAATGGTGAGCTATCAGTTGAACAGATAATGAAATTCGCACATTTAGGAAAAGAGACAGCCAAAAAAGAAATGCACATGCTCTCCGGACTGGATGTATGTAGAGCGGAGTTGGCTAAAGAAGAGGAAGAAACAGAGATTGCGGGCATACCCGTGACATCTGTAGTAGGCACAAAGAAAAATATGCTGTACATCCATGACGACTTTAAGTGGATGTGTGAAGGCGAATTCCTCGCGGTACTAGACAAAATGAATCTACTACGTTAGCATTTGTACACTATTCACCACCAACACATCATGCCAACACTTGGATGCGAATTAGATAAGAGAGACGACAGAGACTACAGCTACAGCGACATTATGTACAAAGTAGTCACACCAAAAAAGATAAACTACATGGGTAAAATGGGACCAATAAAGAATCAGAAGCGTAGAGGCGCTTGTGTTGCTTTCGCTACATGTGCACCAAAAGAGTTTCAGGAGAACAAACAACCCTGGAATAAGGGGCCAATGGATTTGAGTGAAGAGTTTATCTACAGACAAATCAGAATCAAGGGATTGGGCGGAGCGTACCCACGAGAAGCCATGAAATTGCTGGTGAAGCGTGGAGTGTGTAGAGAGGGGTTAATGCCTTACAATGACCGTATAACATCCGATTCGCAGGAGAAACCTTTTACTCTGCGTAAGTACCGTCGTGCGGTTGGCAATGCTCGCAAACATCGGGCGCAGGGGTATGTTCGCTTGAACTCACTTGCGCAGATTAAAGAGAGTCTTGTTGTGAATGGTCCATGCTTACTTGGTCTATCCTGGCTGTCTGGCTGGCTCAATTTGCGTAACGCAAAGAGCGTCGGCGGGTTTCCCGTCCTCCATTCTAGTGAGGGTGAAGTGGTAGGAGGTCATGCGATCTGTATTGTGGGTTACGACGACACCAAGCGTGTATTCATAATCCGCAATTCTTGGGGTACTTCATGGGGGAGAAAAGGGTACGCCCTTCTCTCCTATGATGCCCTTGGTCGCAATTATGACGCTTGGGCCACTTTTGACTGGACTAACCCTCTTGTAAAATGAGCGCAGATAAAATCAACCCACAGCACTACAGGGGCCATCCTTCTGGGGTTGAGTGCATCACTATCACGAAGCACTTCAATTTCTGCTTAGGGAACGCTATTAAGTACATTTGGCGAGCGGGACATAATGGGAAAACAATAGAAGATTTATCCAAGGCTATCTGGTATTTAGAGTGCGAAAAAGCCCGCCTCGCTGACCTACAGGACAATGGAAGCAGTTAAAGAACCAGAAACAGTCGGCATGATGCGTCTTTTAAATGACCGCCCAGACCTCTCAGAGGAGGAATTGGAGGAATATGTGAAGCTGGGGAAGGATATGGAGGAGCTTATCAAAGAGAAAGGGGCTCTACAATTGCGCGTAAATGGGCTGCATAAAACCCCAAAGAAACTGCGGGAAGGGCGATTTGAGGAGTTTGTGCAGCGTGAGAAGGACATTATTAGCGAGTATGAGGGGCTTCAAAAACGATACGAATTCCTCCGTGAGAAAATTTTCCGCCCAAAAAAATAGCCATATCTGCCGTCATTTGGGTGATGGTCTTGTCAGCGCCACTTGAATCACCACGCGCTATGCAACAGGTATGTACTCTATCTAACATGTATTGGCCAGAGTATTGCCTCCATGTCTACAGGCTCGCTTCGCTCCCTAAATATTCGTACATTTTACCCACTGACCCATGAGTGACCCCCAACAAGAAACCATAGGCGATGTGTTGAATAGTCTCTATGTGGAGGCGAGAGCTTTTCATGTGACAGATTTTACACCGTGGATAAAGAGAATAGAGGCTATCCAAAAAAACGAAAGCGAACCGTAGTACGCATGCTATACAACAGTAATACTGTAGTATGGTAGGTAATATGAACTCATCAACTATTGAAAAGAACGCAGGAGATATAGCTGATATTAAGAAGGCTATGCTCAAACACAATAAAGACGACGAGAAGTCTTTTGGTGCTATAAACCAGAAACTAGATGCAGAAAAGAAGGGGCGAGACACAGAACACAGAGAAGTCATGGACGCGATAGAAAGATTGAGTGTGAAAGTGGAGCCGGTGGTGAGGTGGTTCGACAACATTACATTCGGAAAAAGGGCGATCATGTGGGTTTTGAGTCTTGTTGGAGGTGTGGTGGCCATTGCTATTGGCCTTAAGGCGCTTTTGAAATAGAGTAAATCCGTTGTATAGGTGAATATATGCCGTTGTATGGGGCTTTTCACCATAAGGACTAAATAGAGGATATATTATAACATATAAAGTTTACACACTGTCATTGTCAAAGGGGGGTAAAGGGAAGGGAAAGAATTGTTTACATCGTTTACTTGACTTTTTTTTATTATATATAATAAAAATAAATTGAACTCCATTGTCATAGGTAGAACAAAAAAAAAGAAAAAGTCAAATAAATTACTTTCGCGATTCACCCGTAAATACTGCTTACCCCTCACTCCCGGTCAGATTAGTGGTACAGTGTAACTTTTATATGTCATAATAATACATACTATTTACCATAAAAAATATTATCAGTACCCACTTAAAAGAAACGCGCACGCGCGCACACACATACAAGAGTTGCTTCTGCTCGGCGCGTCAAAGGAACTGGATTCGCGTTTTCGGCTTCGTACGGCTAAGGAAAGCATGCTTAGACACAATGCCCGCCAATATGAAAAAGTGTGCATACCCCACCCCCTGGACCGGGATTGACGTCAAATAGGTGTACATTGCTATATACGCTTGCATACGTGTGCTGATAACTATATACTATCATCAACACCTCACACACCACGCGCGCACGCGCTCTTTAGCCTATGGGCACGGGGTACAGGTGTTCAGTGCTATGCAACGGCATAGTATGTATTACTCTCTACTACTTACCACACCCCACACTATGGACCACACACGCTACACCGTACACACGGCTATCAATGACTATATATCAGCTTCTAAGAATAGAGGTTGTAAGCCCCGCACACTTAAGGCGTACCGGAATAGTCAACGTATATTCCACGAGGTATACCCGGAAGGCCACACGATGCCTGTAGACGAACTGGCACGCGATGATCTAAGCGTAATATATGATCGTCTATTACGCCGGGAATATGAACCATCTAGCACAAACCTTGTACTTACATTGTTTCGATGCGCTATAAAGGCGGCTGTACACGGCCCCGGTGTAGACTGTAATAAGATTATATCGCATAGGGAAATAGAGTCAGTACGCAATAAGAAGCCAGCAACGGACATACTCACGGAAGAAGAAGTCGAACATTTATTACTTGAAACGGAATGCAACACAAGAGACCACGCCATCATTCTATTAATGCTTACTACAGGATTGCGGCGTAGTGAAGTACTATCCATCAGTAGAGACGCTATACAGTGGGATAGTAAGCGCATAAAGATAACCGAGGGGAAAGGCGGGAAAGAACGCTTTGTGTTCCTTACGCCGGAAGCAATAGCGGCTATAAAACGGTATATGAAGAATAGGCGCTGGGACCCACTAGACGACGACAAAAAGCTATTTCCGATTAAAGATAGCCGGCTGTATCAGATAGTAAAGAAGTACGCTAAACGTTGTGGATTTAATAAAGATATAACGCCGCATACACTACGCCACACGTTCGCAACAATGGCTGTACGGCGTACAGGAGACGTGGAAGCGGTACGCAAAATAATGGGTCATGAATCAATTACCACAACACAACGCTATCTACATATAACCGATGATGACGCGCAAAACACGTTTAACGATGCATTCACGGCGCCATTGATTAAGTAGTTGCTTTAATGTCTATCACCTCTTTTGCCGCGTCCATCTTTTGTTTTGCGTCCCCTTTGGTTCCGGATTTAATTTGAATCAAATTCATTGTACCCACCTGGACATTGTTCTTACCGTCTTTGATGTAGCCTTTAGCTTTACCGATTAAGGTCATCAACTTAATCCAGTGATCGTGTTTGAACTCGTCATCCGGAGTTTGTCTTATTTTATCCTCTATTGATCTATGCCATTCCGTCTCATCAATCCTTACACCTTCACGTATTCTTTTAACAAGCGCGACAATTTTAGGCTTTGCCTTCATTCTGGAAGCGGCCGCCGCTAGTGTATTTTTATTCTTAGCCTTATATCCAGTATTTGTTAACGCTTCCGGCGCGCTACCCGTACGAACGAACTCAGAACAGAACACAAGCTCCTCCTGGGTATATTCCATTCCTTCCGGAAGCGGAACTGTAATAGGAGAGGCTTTTTCGTTAAGACCCGGCGTAGTAGGCGAAATGGTGGGTACTGAAGGTGTATTATCTGTAATTACGTTCATAATACGGCTATTATAGGCCATTATGGGGCAATCTGTAAATATGCTATTGTGTTATATATATAACTGATATATGATAGAGATATTCCTTTTTATTCATTTCCAAACATACGCACATGTTCAAAATAGTGGGAATATACGACGGCCTAGAGCCGGAAATAATGGACACTTACGACTCTATAAAAGAGGCGCGAAGTGTTCTAGCTGATTATTTATCAATGGCCACCGGGACAAAGTGGCGTTTCCACATTGTATAATTATGCGCGCACGACTCACACCACAACAACGGCACGAACAACGGATTTGTTTTTTTTCCTTCCTAGCTATTGCGTACACGTTCACAATAGGCGGCGCGTACCTGGTAGGGTTTATTATGGCAAAACTTCATTTTATCTTTATTCCATCAATCTACTAATGAGCGATACAACTTACAACGGCTGGACCAACTACGCCACCTGGCGTATCAACCTGGAAATATTTGACGGATACGAAATAGAAGGCGAAAGAGACGCCTACAAATTATCGCAACACCTGGAAGAGCAAGCAGAAGAGATAATCACCGGGTACGGCGAAATTCCAAGCGATCATATCGCTATCAGCTACGCGCGGGCCTTTATGTCCAACGTCAACTGGCAAGAAATAGCCGAAAGCTTAATAGCCGAAAGCTTAGAAGACGAAGAAGAAGACGACGACGAAGAAGAAGACGACGACGAAGAA